TGTGTTGTTCCTGGAATACCAATCGTTGGGTTTGTTGGTTCTATATTAACTTTTCTAAAGTTGGGGTCTGTAGATGTTTCTGGATTTACAGATGTTAATAAGTCACCAGGCAAGTACTGCTGATTACTAAGAACAGTTATTGTATTATCAAAATGATATTTGCCAACATTAGAATTTTTTGCTAATGTTACTTTTATTTTATTTAGATCATTAAAATAACTTGTTCTGGCATTAAAGATGTTAACTCTTTCACCCATAGGGAGATTGTATGTCCAAAAAAAACTTTCTAAACCTTTCTCACCACCAATTCTTGTAATATCGGACTTAGGTACTTTATACCATGTTGTTTCATTTAAACGGGTATCATTTCCAGCAATTGCTTGGGATGCAATAATAGCATACTCACTAGAAAAATCATCATCATTCTCGAAAGTTCCTGTGTTCGGTTTATTATTTTCGAAAAATTTAGTGAACTTTGTTTGATACATCGCAGGAAACGATAGATAAGACAATACACCAGTTGTTGTAGCTTCTACCGCTCTCTCATTAATTTTTCCCTCGTTACATTTACACGAACTACACTCAGGATATGTTATCATAGGTAGTCTGATCGTGAAATCTTTTTCAACACATCTAATATTCAAAGTACTACATATAAATCTAAATGGATAAAATCCAACTAGTTTAATTCCACACAACTTACATAACGCCCTTATGACAATACTATATATGTAAGTTATAAAATGTGCAGCTACAAGTACAGGTATTAATATGAATTGCAATATCGTAAATAACAAAGAAAAAATGAAAAATAATAAATCGAAATTTCTGAACCCGTCGTTTGCAGGAAATTTATTTGTAGTATCCGCACAACCATCATCATCAATTTCTTTAATACCAATAAACCTACCTTTCCCACCTTTCTTCCACTGATCAATCAATCCAGATACTGTATACACTTTATTGTAGTTGAATTCATAAAAAGTATCCTCACAATTTACAGCCTCTTGTTGGTTGGTATACCCTGACCAATCTAAACCAAAGTAGTAAGAGCCTTGTAATTCTTTTTTTGCCTGAGCACTTACATTAGATTCAATTAAATTTGGATCGGTTGTTCCTGTCCATCCATATTCTCTTACATTTGGTACTAAGAAATAAGCTCTCCTGACATTTCCCGAAAAATTATTTGGTTGTTGCCATTTTATTTTGAATCTATATTTTCCTTTTGTTGGTATACCTACTTCAGGGTCAGGTGATAGTATTCTCTCCCCGAATTCATTTGTTGTTACATAGTCCAAATTCATGGGTATTTCAGTCAACCACGTCCCATTTTCGTCAATCACATTTCCTGCTTGCTCCAAATTATAAACTTCTAAAATTGGTAATCCATCGGCATCCTGTTCTATAGTTTGTCTAACCGCCAAGATCTGACCTGGTCCCGAAACTAAATCACAAAGATTACCCATATTATCTCTCGGCTTACAATTTTTTCTGACTCTAAATTTACTTGGTGTTGAAAAAATCGATCCTAAAAATACTGAAGTTGGTTGGATGTCTATATTGGCATCATCACGTAAATCAAAATCAACTCTATTGATTGCTAATTGGCATAATTCAGGGTCACCCCATAGCGGTGATACTTCAAGACTTTTATTTAAAGAAACTATTTGAGGAAGTGATCCAAGATCACTAGATGTCCTAAACGTGTTTCCCGCAACTTGAGCTTCTGTTGCTCGTCCCATTCTTATCAAATCTTGAGGTGTTAAAGAGAATTCCCCGATATCTGATAAATCCACATCCATGACTAATGATTGAGGCCCGACAGGAACACCCATAATCATATAATCACCACTATCGTTAGTCTTAACAGTGAACTTGAAATACTTATCGAAAATTTCAATTGCAGTGTTGTTTGTTAGTACATCATTTTTACTTGGGAAAGTTCCTGTGGCAGCATGTTTGGAATAAGACTTTTCATAAGGAAGAAGATTATATCTATATCCGTCTTCATTTACGTCTAAAGGATTCTTGTAGGGATAGATACTTGTAATAACCGAATTAGACTGATCTAATTCACTAACAGGGATAAAAACAGAAACTTTAGCATTTGGAATACCTAACCCGTTATTTGCTGTAACCCTACCAACAATCACACCATAGTCAGCGCAGTTTCTATTATAAATGTCTTCCTGTTGAATTTTTAAAGATAATATCTCAATAAATTCAAAATCTTGATTTAACTCGAAACTTATCGTTTTAGATGTTCCAATCTCTGTCCTTATTCTGTACGTAGAACCCATAGGGTGTTTATGAATAAATAGTTTAGGGCAAAAAATACCCAATAAAATTTAGTTTATTTGACAGATAAATAAACTTATTAAGAGAATGTTGTATTTTGCAGATTCTTAACACTTACTCTAATATCCTTATTCGGATATCTTATCTGATAGATTTGATTTGGTTGTGCAAAAATTGTATCGTCAACTGGCTGTATTTGTCTAGTCACCTCATTAGAATATCTCATAGAAGTCTGAGCCGAAGAATATTGTTCTCCAACTTGATTGAAAATATCTATGCTGGTGACTGTGATCACACCATTTGTTGCCTGTATAATACTTTGTAATTCAGATATATAAACGTTTTGACCCAAGTTTCTGATAAGTGGATTAAAATAATCCGAAACCTTATCAATAACTTCCGCAATTATTTGACCTGAGTTTTGTGAAGACGTAAGTACAACTGAAACATCAACACTTAAATCTATTACTTCAGCAGTTAATACTGAAATATAATCATTCATCATTCTATAGTTGGACAAGTAGTTTGCAATATTTTGTTTTAAAGTATTTGAAACAATACTTGTTAGTTTTCCTGAAGTATCATAAGATAAAATCTCCACATTTATTTTATTATCTTTTTCAGTAATTGCAACTTTTGCAGGTGCACCAAACTGTGATGGCATCGTTCTAATCAAGGCCTCATAATCTTGAACTGTAACAGCCCTCTTTTGAGCGGCAAAATTGAAAGCAACATAGTTTCTCACTTCTTCAATTGAGGGTTGGTTTGCACCTCCAATCGCAGCTGTAACGTTGTTACATCTCAAAGAATTCTGTACCGAAGAATTAATGATATCTGAAGGACCATTAACAAAGAAAGAAATTGTACCAACTTGATTGATTACGTTTGTACCTAAGTTTGTTGCTAATCCTCCACCAACTCTGTATTGAACAAATAATGTTGAGTTGGGTGTTAATGTAGAACCCAGTGAAAAATTATTAAAATAACTTTGTACTGTTGGTAATACTCCGAAATTTGTAAATACGTTAAGTTGGTCTTGAGCAGATCTTGATCCTCCACCGAATGTCATCTTTTTAAAACCTTCAGGTGTGAACTCGGAAATAAATCTGTTGTTAGTTTGTATATATCTTCCAACTTTTATACCAGGTTGGTCTGCAACCTTAGTTGGATCTTCGATAAAAATTCTATCCTCAGCCAAGGCATCAACTTCATACCATCTATTATTCAAACCTAAAAATTCTGATGGTGGAGGAACATTTGTATAATCAGTACCATTTTTGAGTAATACACTAGTTATACCTAAAACATTTTTTTCAGGTAAAAATAATTCATAGAATGGTCTCACATCGGAAGGAAGTACAACTTTTTTATAAACTTTTGTAATACCATTAACTACCAACTCCCTTTTAGTTATTGTATAATTTAACAATACACCGTTACCATTAAAATTTGGTATTTTCAAACGATTTGGAAATCCAGATGAATTATATGGCGAGGCAAAATCGATGTCTTCTACATTCTCAAAAACAATACCTGCACCATTTACTTGAGACCCTCTCAAAAGAATTCCCAAATATCTTTCATCCTCCTTGTCACCGAAGGCCGGTACTGTAATAGAAAAATCTACTAACGATACGCTTGGTCTAGAACCAGGAATTTTTAATCCATAGGTTCTGGCAATATTATAGATTGATGATCTTTGCTGTGCATACTGAAGAACAGTTTCTTGAATACTTCTGTCAATATGATAATGAAGGTTATCCGCAATCGCAGCGTTCAAATCCAAAAAAACAGAGAATACCGAAGCATCACTAAAATCTTGAATTAGATCTGGATAATATTGTTTGACATAATTGAGTAACTCGTCTCTGATTCCTTGGTAGTCCCTTACAGTATATGATATTCTATTGTTCGCCATCTATTTTAAATATTGATAATAACAAAATCACTTTGTGAGAAAACTTGATTTCCTATTGAATAATCTATTCTCACCTTAGCAGTGTAATCTGCAGTTCCCTTTCCAGGTACTCTATAAATGTCGTATACCTGTAAAGTCCCTATTGGTGCAGGTGGTCCCACAGGTACTTCATCTTCTACACTAATCGGTTCAATAGATACGTTAGTCAATATAAGATTTGGCATAAAGGTTGAAACCGCTTCTCTAATGTCTGATTCAATTGCACTAAATGTCAAACCATCAAAAGGTTCAAAAATATATTCATACAATCTTGTACCGAAGGTAGGTAAATAATATCTCGAACCTTTTCTAGTTAATAACAAATGGATGAGATCGGCTCTAACTTCTTGGGATTCTAACTCAGTGAGCTCTAAATAATCCCCTTTCTGAGAATCTCTAAATGGAAAATTAATACCATATGTTACACCGTTTGCCATATGATATAAATATAGAAGGGTTAATTTTTTAGTATAGTATTACCTTTTAAACCTTTAGGTTCGTATGGACAATGCCTACACCCACCATAAGAACCACAACAAGTTCCTCTTCTCTTATGGTATTCTTCAGTAAAAATTACTCTATTGTTCTCTATGTAATAATCAGAAGGGAGGATAGTTGAATTATCCTCCCTTTTGTTTTCTTTATTCTCCATATTATTTCACTGATACTATTTCACAAGCCCCTCCAGCACATGCCAATTCTCCACTCAAGTCTGTGTTATCATCAACTTCAACAATTTTTGAAAGATCAACATCGTGAAGTGTTTGCATTAGTTCTTCGTATCTTTCTTTAGTACAATCTTCGAATGGTGCTTGTATATAACTTCCTCCATCATAAGGTAGTACTGATAGACCATTATATTGTTCTCTGTTCTCCCACATCCATTCACCTACCGCAGGCCACTCATGTTCTCTAACTGAGATAGTAGCCGAAACGTTATGTGAATTTGATCCACTTCTATGACCAGGTTTAACCCATTCAGTATGAACCTTCTTTACTCTTTCTAACAATTGAATAGGTGACTCATTTCTTAGAATTGATCCCTCAGGTGCCTTTTGGGGAATACTGATAACTGCAGTGTCATGTGGTCTGAAGTATTCGTCCTCAACAAGTTCTGGATGATTTTCTTTAAGGTACGCATAAATCGATTCGTTCTTTCCGACTCTAACTCTACGAACATAGTAGTCATTATGCCAAGCATGAATTCCACTTGATGTACCTAATGTTAAAGATGTTGTACCAGCAGGTTTTACTGTGGTTGTTCTTGCAGCTGGATTTATTCCCAAGATTTCAGCAACTCTTTTGTTTTCTTCTTTTACAATTTTAGCCGCCGCTTTCATGTCTAATTTAAGAACCGCACCTGATCCGATACCCGTCATAGATACTCCAATAAGCGCATCTTTCTCAGTCGTTCTTTGCCATATCGGTCTAAGATAGTGAAAATCAGTGTAACCTGCCTGTAGTGTACCACAGAATGATGCCGCTCTAACTCTATCTTCAAAATCTTCTTGAGATACAACATTAGAAACGTTTACCTCTGTCAAGTTACAGAATTGGAAAGGTCTGAGTGCGATTTCACAACAAGGGTTTGTACCCCAATCTTTATCGTTAGTTAAATAAATACCGGGTTCACCAGCTCCGCTAGCTTCAATTCTCTTCCAAAGATCCATGAAGTAATCTTTTGTAATTTTGTGTCGGAGCAACACAGCTGAGTTATTAGCTCTTCCTCTTTGTGGATTTGTTTCCCACCAAGAACCGCTTTTACAACCAATCATCTCATCGTCTGTTGCTGAGAATAGGGAGATAAGTGCAGCTCTTCTAATACCACCTGCAAGTACCGCATCCGCAATATGACAAACCATATCATGAACTTCGATTGGTCTCAATTTATCACCATCATTTTTGGAATCTAAAATCCCTTCAAGCTTAATGAGACATTCTTTTAATGGTTGTGGACCAGGTGCTTTACCACCTGAGGTTACTAATCTAGCACCTTTAGGTCTGATATCACTGAAATCAAATTCTATATGGGATCCTCCGAAGAAGTATGATTTCACCAATACTTTGACCGCATCAGCCCATCCTTCAATAGAATCGGCAACAAGCCATCTCCTTCCTCTTTCCTTGGAAGGTTTTCTAATTTCAGGTAGTGATTCTACGTGATGTTTCTGAACAGAATACCCAACTCCTGTTCCTCCAAGTAACAAGAACATAATTTCTGAAAAAACTCTCCAATCATCTACGGGAGCAAATGCACAGTTATAGATTCTGTTTGGAGAAATTTCAATTGGTTTACCAGCAAATTGCATGGATCTCATCGATGGTAGAATCTGCTTAGTATACACATACTTGTAATTTTCTCTAATTTCTTTCTCGAGATTAGGGAATTTTTTAATATGCATTTCCATGTTTCTAGTAACAAGTTCATTCCAAGTTTCTCTTCTGTTTAGTTCTGGGATATACTTTGCATATTTCATATACACAGTTATATCCGATAAAAT